CAGAAGATTTAAGAGCTTCGTATAAGCAAGCGTTATCGAGCAAAGATGGTCAAACTATTTTAAAAGATATGGAAGCAAGATTTCATATGTTTGGATCTACCTATTCACCAGATCCTACTGAGACAGCCTACAGAGAAGGACAGCGAACTGTAGTGCTATTTTTAAAATCAATGCTGCAAGAAGTGAAACAAAGAGAGGAAGTAGTAGTCAATGAGTGAAGAAGCACAGATAGCGGAAGCTCCATCCCAAGTTGATGTTGGACAAGCTCCGTCTGCGCAGCCAGTTAATGATTGGCGCTCAGATATTCCAGAAGATATAAGAGGTCATAAATCTTTAGAAACAATTAATGATGTAGGATCACTTGCTAAGTCTTATGTTAACGCACAATCTATGATAGGCGCTGACAAGGTTGTAAAGCCTGGTAAGTTTGCCACATCAGACGATTGGAATAGTTTTTATGACAAAGTTGGTAGACCAGCTAAAGCTGAAGATTATCAATTAGAAAATAAATTGCCAGAAGGCCAAGCTGAAAACGCTGATATGGTTAATTGGTTTAAAAACACAGCTCATAAGGTAGGGTTATTACCTCACCAAGCTCAAGCTATGTTGAATGAATACAATGAATTTAACGGAAATCAAGTCTCGCAGACTGCAAATGTTACAGAAGATCAGATAGCGGCTGTGGAAGTTGACTTAAAAAAAGAATATGGCCAAGCGTTTGACGATAGAATGGCTGTTGGCAAAGGTGTTTTAGAAAATTTTAGCTCTATTCCAGTAAATGAATTTGAAGATTTACGTTTAGAAAATGGAATGAAGCTAGGAGATCACCCAGCTATTATTAAAACTATGGTCAATATTGGACAATATATGAAAGAAAAAATGGGTGAAGATACGTTAGCTGGTGTTAAAACTACTGGTGGCCTATCTCCAACTGAAGCTAATAGTAAGCTTGCAGAACTAACATCATCTAATACGCCTTATTGGGATGCAAAACATCCACAGCATAGCTTCTTTGTTGAAGAAGTCTTGAGATATAGGGAGATGCAGTAATGGATGACGAACAAGAATTAAGGCTCGAAGTTTTAAGATTAGTTCTTGAAACTGGATCTAATAGGATTATTGACAATCCACTTGAACGAGCTGACAAGTATTTGCAATGGTGTAAACAAGAAGGCAAGCCAGACAAAGGTTCTTCAAATAAAACATCCGCAAGTGTAGTCGAGATAAGCAATAGCCCTCGCAAAAATAAGTAACCTTACGTCTGGATTCCCCAGGTAGCGTTTTAATTTAAAATTAACAATGGAGACTCAAATGAGTACACAAGTAACTACAGCTTTTGTAAATCAGTTTAGTTCTAATGTTCAGTTATTATCGCAGCAAAAAGGTTCACTTTTGCGTGGTGCTGTTTCAGAAGAATCTGTAACTGGTGAGAAAGCATTTTTCGACCAAGTAGGAAGTGTTGCCGCTATTAAGCGTACTTCCAGACATCAAGACACACAAATTCTTGATACACCTCATAGTAGAAGACAAGTAACTATGGACACTTACGAATGGGCGGATCTTATAGATGATGCTGATAAAGTAAGAATGTTGATAGATCCTACTTCAACTTATGCTCAAGCGGCTGCGGCTTCAATGGGTAGAGCTATGGATGATGCAATTATAGCAGCGGCTACTGGAACATCAAAGACTGGTGCAAGCGGTGGAACATCCACTGATATGATTTCTGGAAACATCATTGCACATGGATCCGCTGATTTATCAGTAGCTAAATTAATCGCTGCAAAAAAAATCTTAGATGAAGGTTCTGTTGATCCTTCTATCCAAAGATATATTGCAGTTGCACCAGCTCAAGTGGAAGCTTTACTAGGAGTAACTTCAGTCACAAGTTCTGACTTCTCCAATATAAAAGCTTTAGTACAAGGTGAAGTTGACACTTTTCTTGGATTTAAATTCATCATGTCTACAAGACTAGCTGTTGCTTCAGACATCAGAACTTGTTTTGCATGGGCAGAAGATGGATTGAAATTAGCTGTTGGTAAAGACGTTATGGCCAAGATTGATGAGAGGGCAGATAAATCCTACTCAACCCAGGTCTTTTACTGCTCCACATTCGGAGCTACACGAATGGAAGAAGCTAAAGTGGTTTCTGTCCTTTGTGATGAATCAGCATAGGAGGGCTAAGATATGACTACAAGAAACTCAACTCAAGTAGCTAACTTTGAAGCTAGTCCAGTAATTATGAATGATGCAAGTTTGTATTCTGGCGTGGTAAGAATTGCTCAAGGAACTTTGGAATTGGTAGCTGGTGACAGCACAGACAATGACATTGTAATGCTTGCTGCTATTCCAACACACGCTACAGTTCCATCTATTAAAATAGGATCTGATACGCTTGGTGGTTCATGTACTTTTAATGTTGGAATCTATACATCAGCTGGTGTTGTAAAGGATGAAGATTGCTTTGCAACCCTTGTTGCTGATGCAGCGGCTATAACTGAACTACGTTATGAAGTGGCAGCTATTGAAACAACTGGGCAAAAACTTTATGAAATAGCTGGTGATACAGTAGATCCAGGTGGTTTCTATTATATTGCAGTAACTTTTGCTGCAACTGGTGGTACTGCTGGAACTATGTCTTACATAATAGACTATGTTGTAAACTAACAAAAAACTTTGGACAGCGTAGTAATGCGCTGTCCTTTTTTATAGGAATTTAATATGGCTTCAGCAGTTGATATATGTAACTCAGCATTAAATATGATTGGTGCATCTACTATTCTTGCTCTTAATGAAGATAGCAAGGCTGGCAGAGTGTGTAACCAGCGTTACCAATTTGTCAGAGATAGTGTCTTTAGAGCGCATCCCTGGAACTGTTTAATAACTAGGCAAGTGTTAGCTTCAGATTCAGTTGCGCCAAGCTTTACCTATTCTAATCAATTCACATTGCCAACAGATCCATTTTGTTTGAGAGTGTTAAAGCTTTCAGATCAAGAAATAAAATTTGAAATAGAAGGTCGCAAACTTTTATGCGATCAAAGTACAGTTAATTTAATCTATGTTGCTAGGATCATTGATCCAAACCAATACGATCAGTTATTAATTAATACAATCGAAGCGGCTATGGCAGCTGATATTGCTTACGCTTTAATTGGAAGCACAACTTTAACAACAACATTAAATGGAATATATAGAAGTAAACTAACAGAAGCTAGATTTGTTGATGCCACAGAAGGCAACACAATAAATACATCTAGTATTGCAGATAGTGATGTTCTGGCTGCAAACACATTTATTAATGCGAGGTTGTAAATGGCGAAAGCTTCACCGACCTTAAATAACTTTACTGCTGGTGAGTTATCACCCAGGCTTGATGGTCGAACCGATATAGCTAAATACTTTAATGGTTCAAAAAAGATGCAGAATTTTACTATTCACCCTCATGGTGGAGCTAGTCGTAGGCCTGGAACTATCTACGTTAACACAGTAAAAGCCAGCGCAAACGCCACTAGGTTAATTCCTTTTGAGTTTAACGTAGAGCAAGCCTATATATTAGAATTTGGTAATTTATATTTTAGAATACATAAAGATGGAGGAACAGTTGCAAGCGGAGGTTCAGTTGTAGAAGTTACCACTATATATACTTCTGCTCAAGTGGCTCAAATAAAGTTTACGCAAAGTGCAGACGTTATGTATTTAGCGCATCCATCTCATCCAGTTTATAAAATTAGTAGAACTAGTCATACCGCTTGGACAATAACTATTGTTGCCTTTAGGCGTGGTCCTATGCAAGACAATAATACGTCATCCACAACTCTTACTTCAAATGGAAGAACTGGTAACGTCACTATATCAGCTAGTGCATCAAAGTTCCTTGCTACGGATGTTGGAAGATTAGTAAAGCTACATGATGGTTTTGCTAAGATATCTGCATTTACTAATGCAACTACTGTCACAGCAGCAGTTCAAGAAAATACGTCTGGCAGAACTGAATTGATGCCTAGCATGACTGGAACAACATTAAGTTTTGCAGAAGGTGATCCAAGTGATACTGGTTTAGAACATAACGATAGAATAGTAGATAGTGCAGCAAACTTTGTAAAAGAAGGTTTTAAGGTAGGGCAAAAGGTCGTTATTACTGGCGCTGGTACGTCTGCTAATAATAATTCATCAGCATTACTTGTCCAGGTAACAGACGATACAATGTTGTTTGCTCCTTCTGTTGATGTTGTAAACGAAGCCGCTGGAGAATCAATAACAGTAGCTGGTAAATTAGAAGCTGATGATAACTTTAGTCTTGGAGCTTTTTCTACAACAACTGGATTCCCAGCTTGCGTTTCGTTTTATGAAGAACGCTTGGTATTTGCAGCAACAACGAACCAGCCACAAACAGTATTCTTTTCTGTAGCTGGTGACTTTGAAGATTTTGCAGATGGCATAAACGCTGGTGATGCTCTTAGCTATACTATTGGATCTAGCCAGGTTAACGTCATACGATACCTTGCTTCATCTAGGGTTTTAATTGTTGGAACAAGTGGTGGTGAATTTGCAGTATCGGCTAGTGGGTCTGCTGAACCATTAAGTCCTACAAACGCACAGATTAAAAGACAAGCTAGTTATGGAACAGCAGACATACAGCCTATTAATGTTGGACCAGTAACTTTATTTGTTCAAAGAGCTTTAAGAAAAATTAGAGAGTTAGTCTTTAACTTTGATACGGATAGTTATAATGCACCAGATTTAACGATACTAGCGGAACATATAACTGAAACTGGTGTTGTTGAAATGGCTTGGCAGCAAGAACCAGATAATGTGATTTGGTGTACGCTTACTAATGGTTTTTTAGTTGGGATGACATATAGACGAGAAGAACAAGTGGTAGCTTGGCATGAACATATACTTGGTGGTCATTTTGGCAATGCAACGATAACTGTTTCTGACTATGCAAATATAGCGATAAATACAACAATTAAGGTTACTAAAACTAATGGTGAAACTATAATTTTTACTTCTGAAGCGGCTGGTGGTTCTGCTCCAGCTGATACAACATTTGGCTTTAGACCTAACACAAACAATAACACTACAGCGGATAATATATTTACTAGAATAAATGCACATCCAGATTTTACAGTAGCTAATCCTTCAGCGGCTATTGTCACAATAACTGAAACGTCACCTAAAACTACTGGTTATACCACTATCGAAACGAGTGATCCAACCAGGCTTACATCAACTAATCAAGGAAATGCAGTTGTTGAATCTATAGCAACTATCCCAGGAACAGCTGATGAAGATGATCTTTATATGATTGTTAAAAGAACAATAAATGGAGCAACAGTTAGATATATTGAATATTTAAGTAACTATGAGTTTGGAACTGATGTAAAGGATGCTTACTTTGTTGATTGTGGTCTATCTTATAATAGTACAGCAACAGCATCTATATCTGGATTAGGTCATTTAGAAGGTGAAAAAGTAGTCTTGTTAGGTGATGGTTCAACGCATCCAGACGTAACAGTAGCTTCTGGTGCAATAGCGTTATCAAGATCAGTACAAAAAGCTCATATAGGAATTAATAATATAACATTACGTTTATATAAATCAGTAGGAGTTAAGGTGGGATCTTCTGAGACAGAACTAGATTTAATACCTTTCCGTTCTTCCGCTGATGATATGGGTGAAGCTTTAGGAATGTTTACTGGCGATAAGGAAGTTGAATTTAGAGGTGGTTATGATGTTGATGGCTTTGTTTTTGTGCGGCAAGATCAGCCATTACCATTAACTGTATTAGCAATATTCCCAAGGCTTCAGACATTCGATCAATGATAATGGTAGATTACAAGCCAGAACATATTGAATCTATTTTAGATGGCGATATGAGTAAAATGGCTAGAAAATCATTTGGCATGGCTGAAGATATTGCTCATGGATTGGTTGCACCAGGATTAGCTTTTACTGGTTTGATTGATGGCTATGTCATAGCAAGTGCTGGCATAAAACCTTTATGGCCTAGAGTTGGTGAAGCTTGGATAGTGGCTTCAGATAATATGCCTAAGAAAAAACTTAGTGTTATCAAGTTGATAAAAGAAAACTTTGATAGAATGATTCAAGATAATAACTTTGTTAGAGTTCAAGCTAGTGTTAGATCTGATTGGCTAGAAGCAAAAAGATTTGCAGAGTTTCTAGGTTTCGAGCATGAAGGAATCATGCGCAAATATGGCCCAGATGGACAAGATTATTTTAGAATGGCGAGGATATTTTAATGGCAGCAGAAGCAGCGGTAGCAAGTGCGGTATTTAGTGCGGTTGGATCTATCCAAGCTGGTAAGGATCAAAAGCGAGCTTACAACTATAACGCCCAAGTAAATGAACGTAATGCTCAAGTTGCTGAACAAGATGCTGAACAACTTGTTCTTATGGAAGAAGTTGAGATTGGCAGATTTAGGCGTGAGTTTGACAACTTGCAAGCGGCAACGTCACAATCATTTAGATTTAATGGATGGATGGCTGATACTGGAACACCATTGAAAGTTGCTTTAGCTAATGCTTCTGAAGCTGATGAGGAAGTTGCTATCAGACGATATAATGCAAAAGTAGGTAAAGCAGAGCTAAAAGAAAAAGGCACACAAGAACGTATGTCTGCAAATCTAAATAGAATGTATGGCAGAGCTGCAATGAGAGCTGCATATTTTAAGGCTGGCAGTAGTTTATTATCTGGCGGTTCATCCTTTTCAAAAGTTAATACCAAGTATGGTGGTAAGTAATGAAAGTACCTATTTATAAATCTGAATCCACACTATCTAAGAGTTCTGGTGGTATTAATATGAGCGTGAGAGCAAACCCTGGAGCTTTGTCTGCTGGATCACAAGCAATGGCTAGTTTTGGCGATCAAGCTATGAAAACAAGTTTGCAGTTTTATGAAATGGAGCGAAAGAACGATTATGAAGCTCAAAAACAAAATGGCATTGTGTCTTATACAAAAAAACTTAATGAGATAAAGGAAAAGGCTTTTTTACAGCCAAGTAATGTTGCCGACACTTATTTTGATGATGAAGCTAAGAA